AATTAAAATAATGTTAATATCATCTCAAGCAGCACCATACTTCATTGCAGTCTTCATAGCTGTAACTCCCGGTAAACTTCCAGAACAAGGTTGGGTACAGATGCTTCGTCCTTTTGAGACACGCGAAGCATGTATGACAGAATTAAAAAACAATGAGCTACTGTACTTTCGTAGCGTCATAAACAACTTCAAGCAGATCATACGCCGTGTACACGCTATGGAATGTATGACAGAAGAAAACATAAACGCAATTAACGAAGAGTTTGGTCATCCACAGAACGATGATGTTGATGATAACAAAGAAGCACCAAAGATAGGAGTGTAATGATTATGAATAACGTCATGACTTGGATTAAGAGCCGCATTATCGAACCCACTACTTGGGTTGCTGTAGGCTTGGGAGCCGTAGTTCTATCAGCAATCATTCCAGCACTGGCACTGGCTATGTGGTGTGTTGCCGCTGTAACCATTGTTGCCGGTATCTTCATGAAAGAAAAAGGACAGTAACGTATTGTGTCCAGTTTACCAGCTACCACCAAAAAACGCGAACTGACAGATCGCCAAGAAAAATTCATAAATTGTCTTATCGCTAATGGTGGTAAAGTCGGACAAGCGGTAGCTGAAGCTGGCTACAAAGAAACCAGCCGTTCATGGCTAATGCGTACGCTCAAAGACGAGATACTAGAGCGTACTCGTTCCATGTTGGCATCGTACTCTGTTAAAGCTGCACACCGTGTCACTGAGGGTCTAGATGCTGATGGCACTGTTCCTATGAATCAAATGGACATGCGCCTAAAAAGTGCAGAAGCCATACTGGACCGTGTGGGTCTGGGCAAGAAACAGATAACAGAAGTGCAGGGTGAAATAGTTCACGGCGTAGTCATGCTTCCTGCCAAGGAGAAACCAAAAGAAGTAGAGGTAGTAATAGAAGGATAACATCATGGCAGCACCCGTAATCATAGCAATAGGTGGAGCATTACTTAAAATAGCTTCAAAACAACTCCCTAAGTATTTAGATAAGGGAGCTAAATTGGTAAAGAAACCAACTAAATCTCAAATTGAAGAAGCAGTTCCAGCGCACAAATCACCTAAAAGAATATCTACTCTGACTAAGAAACAGATAGATGACGCTAAATCTTATGATTATATGCGTGGAAATTATATGGGTGGTAGAGGAGGTAAAAGTCCAAGAGAAAGAATGGCCCGTGGACAGAAACATAAAAGGGAATCAGCTAAAGAATTAAATCCTGATAAAGATTTACGTTTTGAAAGTGAGTATGAAGATATACCTTTTGCCTCTGGCGGTTCAATCAAGAAGAACTACGCTTACGGTGGGCGTGTAGCCAAGATGTCTGCAGAAAAATCATAAGGACAGTATCATGGGTATAAAAATTGTTCCAACATTATCTGAAGAAGAAAAACAAGAAAAAGCTAGACGTGAAAGTCTTATGAGTAGACTAAAAGGTTTATCTTCTGAAGAATTAGAAAGTATGATTAAAAAGATAGATGAACGTGCAGCAAGTAGTATGAATGTTGATACACCATCTGTAACTATGGCGTCTGGCGGTCTAGTAGGCGGTCAAAAGAAATTAGACAAAAACAAAGACGGAAAGATCAGTGGCGCTGATTTTGCCATGATGCGTAAAGGTGGTCGTGCAGCCAAGATGTCTGCAGAGAAATCATAAAGGGGGTGACAGATGGCTGATAAAGACCCACGTAAAAGAACAAAGGCAACCTACAAAAAACTAGGTTATGTCCCTTCTTCAAAAAGAGGAATGAGACATAAAGAGTCTTCACCTGATTTCAAATTGGTTGATCCACCAAAAGGGTCTTCTGTTAGCCAGATAGCTAAACAGAACGGTGTTAGTGTTAAAAGTATATTAGATTTAAATCCAAAACTAAAAAAAGACCCGCATTTTTTAAGTAGGTTTGAAAAGATAAAAGTTCCCACTACTGCAACAAAAAAGAAAGTTTTTGAAGGTACGTCTAAAAAAGAACGTAAAAAACTAGACAGAACTTCTCCAAATTGGTTGGGTAATGAGGCTGTTACTCAAAGTGATTATCCTAAAGAAAAAAAAGCTTCTGGTGGTTCAGTAAGGAAGAACTACACTTATGGTGGTCGTGTAGCAAAGTACAAAGAGTGAAGAAATGTTCAAACGCCTCATACTCAGATTATTCAGACCTACTTGCACGAAGTACGATAATAACTTTAGACGCGCTTCTAACTTTCGTTATCATGACGTATGTATGTAAAACTGATCATAGGCTTACTGTTATTTGAAATAGCCTTACACATTCTAGAAATAATAATAGATATACAAAGTATACTGTAATGGCACGTAAGAGACAAAAAGCAATACCCCGCACCAAGAAGAACTATCGCCCCACCAAGGCTGGTGCCGGTATGACCAAGGCGGGTGTAGCTGCACACAGACGAGCCAATCCCGGTAGCAAACTGAAGACAGCTGTAACAGGCAAAGTCAAAAAGGGCAGCAAAGCTGCTAAGAGGCGTAAGAGTTATTGTGCTAGATCACTAGGACAGTTGAAACGATCCTCTGCAAAAACACGTAACGATCCAAACAGCCGCATACGGCAAGCAAGACGAAGGTGGAAGTGCTAATGGCAAAACTATGTCCTAAAGGTAAAGCGGCAGCTAAGAGAAAGTTTGATGTGTATCCTTCGGCGTACGCAAACATGTACGCCAGTGCGGTATGCAGTGGTAAGGTTAAACCCGGTGGTAAAAAGAAAAAAAAGAAAAAGAACACTGGCGGCATGGTAAAGAACTATGCCTATGGTGGACGAGTAGCAAACTATTCGATATGAGCAAGAAGGGTTTACGCGAGTGGGTCAAAGAGAAGTGGGTCGATATCGGCGCACCAAAGAAGGACGGCAAGTATCAACCTTGTGGTCGTAAGTCAGCTAAAGGCAGCAAGCGTAAGTATCCCAAGTGTGTTCCACTAGCTAAAGCACGAAGCATGTCAAAGTCGCAGAAGGCTAGCGCAGTAGCACGTAAAAGAGCAAAGCCACAAGGTGTGGGCGGTAAGCCAACAAACGTCAGAACCATGAGTGGCGGTGTAGTAAAAAGATATTCGTATGGTGGGCGTGTAGCTAACTATACAATATAATAGCGGAGACAACAAATATGTTTAGCATGGCAATGGTTCGTACAATTGAAAAACTACCTTATTCTAATTATTCTTTTACACGAAATACTTCGTGTTATGATTCAACATTATTCGTAGATGAAGATGATGTGTGTCCACGATGCGGTAAAGAGGGTTGCAAATGTGATCCTGAAACTTGTGACTGTGAACCAACACCAAAACAAGATGAATTAATTCAAGATTTTGAAGAATAGAAGGAGATTAGTAGTATGATGCGAAAGAAGACTAAAGGTTACGCCAAAGGCGGTATGGCAAAGAACAAGAAGACCAAAGGTTATGCCAAGGGAGGCGCAGTCAAGGCCAAAAAGATGATGGGCGGTGGCATGGCTAAAAAGAAAACCAAAGCTTACGCCAAGGGCGGTAAAGTTGGTATGAAGAAGACCAAAGGTTACGCAAGAGGTGGAGCAGTAAAACGTAAGAGGTAAGATGCCCTATCTTATCAGTAATGCACCTAACTTTAAATGTTGGGTAAGAAAAGAATTTACCTGTAATCATCAAGACTATCACGGCGAATACCTACATGCGATGGCATTTGCTGTAAACACAATACCAGACAGATCACTTAGTTTTCATATCGTATTTACAGGATGCGAAGTTGATCAAGAAGACGGTCCTGAAGAAAACGTACACGGTGGCGCAATGTGGGCTAGGATGCCGATACAGGCTTTAGTGGCAGATATACCGCTAGAAGATTGGCCTGAACCCATGGAAGACCACATATGCCAACCTTGGGATTGTGAATCAAGAAATCACAGTACCATAGTAATGGATCGTGTTAGTTCATCTCCATGGCTCTGCAAAGTGGACGGAGAGTTTTATACTGGTAAGTATCTTTTTACAGTGGACTACACTGATAGCGAGATTGCAGATGACCCTGCACAACACAAACAATCTCATGTGTTGTATCTTACAGAAGGACAGTGGAAAGGCAATCTGATAGCTCTACCTAATAATCGTGTACGTGCAACAAGTCCAGCACTATGGCGTACAGGTGAAGGCGCACCAGACTTTACACCGTCACAGTGGACACACTCTGCAGAAGCACACGAATCGTATCTAGATGCCTCTGTAACGTTTGACAACCTTTATAGTGAGACTAACAATAATGGCACCAAAGGATAAACCATACTCTAATGAAATAAGACCAGTATCTTTTGGCGTAGATTACGGAAGACGTAAAGGATCGGAATTTTTTAAGGCAAAAGGTGGAGTCAGAAGTAAAAGGGGTGCAGAGTTAACAGCTGAGTATCTTACTGAAGGAACTAAAAAGAAAGGGCCATCTAGTTCAGAAAGAGCCAGATATAAAAAGATACGCGCTGGTGCAAAAGTGCCTCTAGGTATTGGTGATACTAGACTTACAGGAGATATCGGTAGGTCTTCATATAAAGGATCATATCAAGATGAATTTGGTTCTGGAAATTTTAAAGATAAACAAAAGTTTGATTTTGGTGTAGGATTTGAAAAACCATTATTTGGAGGAACAGCATCTGTTAGAGCCGCCCGTGAAAGAATAGGTAAAAAAGAAAGGGATGATTCTATCATGTTACGTTACTCTAAAAAATTCAACAAAGGCGGCAAAGTCAAGAAGCGTAGTAAAAGAAAGAAAAAGTGACTGAGAACACACCAAAACGTAAGAGTGGTAGACCAAAGCTAAAAGAAGGTGAAAAAGGAAACTACCATGTTTCAAGAGTTGAAAGAAAGAAACGTGCTACACGTAAACGCATCAAGTCTTTAAAGAACGCAGAAGCAAAGGCAAAGAAAAAACTAGATTCTCTCAACGACAAGTCAGCCAACATCAAACACGCCGAAAAGTTAATGAGAAGCGGAGGGCTGGCAGTCGAGGAGAATGTTAAGAAGCTTCCTAAAAGTGTACGGGCAAGATTAGACGATCACACACAAATATTATTTAATCCTAATGACGGCCCACAGACGGACTTCTTAGCAGCACCTGAGAAAGAGGTGTTATACGGTGGTGCAGCAGGTGGTGGTAAGTCATTTGCTATGTTGATGGACTTACTACGCTACGCACACAATCCTAATCACCGCGCACTTCTACTCAGACGAACACTGGCAGAACTGACGGAGCTAATAGATCAGTCACGTAAAATCTATCCACAAGCTTTTCCCGGTGCAGTATTTAGAGAGTCAAAGAATACATGGTCCTTTCCCAGTGGAGCTACAGCTTTATTTAGTTACGTCGATAAGGATACGGACGCAGCGAGATATCAAGGTCAAGCGTTTACATGGATAGGTATTGATGAGTTAGGTCATTATCCCACACCGTACGTGTGGAACTATCTACGAAGTCGTCTACGTACAACCGATACAACCATCGACACGTACATGAGAGCTTCAGCTAACCCCGGTGGTAGCGGTGGTTGGTGGATTAAAAAGATGTTTATTGATCCTTCTCCACCCAACGATCCATTTTGGGCTACAGATATAGACACAGGTAAAATACTTTTACACGGTATCAATCATCCACAAAGACCGGGACAACCATTATTTCAAAGAAGGTTCATACCTGCAAGGCTAACAGACAACCCACACCTAGCAGAATCTGGCGAGTACGAAGCGATGCTGTTGTCTCTGCCAGAAGTAGAACGTAGAAGATTACTTGAAGGAGATTGGGATGTTGCAGATGGCGCAGCGTTTTCAGAGTTTGATAGAGCAGTCCACGTTGTTGAACCGTTTGAGATACCATATAATTGGCCCAGAATACGCGCTGCTGATTATGGCTACAGTAGTCCTAGTTGTGTTCTTTGGGGTGCCGTAGATTGGGACAATAACTTCTGGATATACAGAGAACTATACAGTGCGGGATATACTGGTGAGACTCTGGCTGCAATGATTACAGCATTAGAAGAGTTTGATCCACCAATGAATATATCTGTGTTAGACGGAGCCTGTTGGTCAAAGCACGGAACTGGACCCAGCATTGCAGAAACACTAACACGTAATGGTGTACGTTTCATACCCGCAGACAAAAACCGCATGGCAGGAAAAATAGAGTTACATCGTAGATTGATGATGAATGAAAAGACAGGTGAGCCACGTATGCGTATCTTTTCTACTTGTACTAATCTTGTGCGTACTCTTCCAACTTTACCACTTTCTAGAACAAACTCTGAGGATGTGGATACCA